GGCCGAAGGGAGAGATTGTAATTGTATTGGTGTTGATGTTCACCGACTGAACAAGCATCAGCTCCTGGTTGTCAACCTCGATAGTACCGCGCGACACCTGCGTGGCGTCGCCCACGATGAAGGAGGTCTGGGAGTTCGTGATGTTCTGGTTCAGCGCAGTAAACTGCTGCTGGTTCTGAGAGAAACCAGAGAGTTCCTGACGAACTCGGTCAACCAGGTTCTGAAGAGTTGGCATTTAGGCTCCGGAAACGAGAACAGTTACGGTAGCACCACCCGTAACCGGAGTGGTAATGTTGGCACGCGCATAGCGAATAGCAGCACCCACGGTACCCAGATCGAACAGGGCAGTGGTGTTGGTCACTAGCGTATACGGATTGGCCTGGGTAGCGGCAGAGAAGTTCTGAATCACAGCCGTAGGAGGACGTGACCACGTCACACCATCTAGAGAAACCTCCATGGACACCGCACCAGCGGTGACAGTTCCAGTCGCCGTAATTTGAAACATGAGGGTGGTCTGCGGCGTGTTGAAGTCGATGACGTTACCGGTACCAGAGGTGGCGTTAACCTGAGCTGCGTAAGTACCTGCCATTAGATGATTCCCTTCGCAGTATCACGAATGATCTGCATGTCATTGGACTTGTCAACCATATCAGTTACTTGCTTGACAGTCTCGTGCGAAACGGCGTCATAGCCACCCTTGCCATTCGGCGCAGCCTGGAAATCACGGCCGTAGGCCATCCCGGTTTCTTCGGACATGCGCTTGGCGAATTCGAGCTTAGCCATTCCGGTACCATCAGGCTGAATACCCTGGTCACGAAGCTCCTTGTAGAGGCTCAGCTCTCGCTCGTGTAGCTTGTCCTTGGTCTTGTCTGCGCCATAGGCGCTGCGGGCGAAGCCAACCATCTGCCTCTTGCTTCGCATACATTCACCGTAGGACCTGTGGTCCTGGGTGGGGCAACCACTGGAGCATGCCATTAGTCAAACGCACCATGTGTCTGTGCGGGAGCCCAGCCATTGTCACTAGTCTCAGAAGTGTTTGGGTCTGCCCACTCACACTCAACAGCATAGATGGTGTTGGTCAGAACCTTGCGCTCGTCCATCTGGACGATTGTGGTTGTACCACTCATGTAACCATCATGGTTGCACATGTAGTTGGCCTGGTGCTCAACGTCTTCGTTATCGTGACCCGGATCCGCACCTCGTGTAGTTCCCATAGCGCGAGACTTCTGAGCAGGGTTATACAGGAAGTGGGTCTCAGTCCACTTGTTGCCGTTCTTTGGCAAAGTCATTACAGAGCTGCCATCAGCAGCTGTCTTAGTAGGCGTCTGATCGGCATTGATACCGAAGCGCGGAGTGCCTGGAGTTCCAGCCATCTTAGAAGACTCCCGATCCGATTGGGCCAGGTCCCTGGAAAGGAATCGACTGGCTACCTGGTCGTGGTGTAGGACCCATACGGGTCATGTCCTTGCCAGCAGTGGCTGGCTTCTTCCCCTTGGTTGGCGGGGATACCGTGCGCTTAGGCGCCTTCTTAGCAGCAGTCTTCTTGACAGCAGGCACAGCCTTCTTGACCTGTGTGATCTGCTTCGCAGACTTGACTGCCTTCTTCTTAGTGGCAGCCATTACTTACCCTTCGCAGCGTCAGCGTGACCCTTAGCGGATAGCTGACCCATCTTCTTAGCGCCATACTTCTTGCGGCCTACAGAGGCCGCGATAGCCGCTCCCTTGGCTCCGCCACCAGCTGCCTTCTTGACAGCAGCGAAGCGACCACCCTGACCGAGAGGTGCCTTTGCGTTTGGCTTAGCAGCCATTATGATACCGCCCTGAAATCTCCCCCAACACCAGAGTTGAGGAGGTTGGTCCGATCAGTACTGGTGATCGGCTGATTGTTAACGAATACCTGCGAGGCAGCTGCAATCTGATCTGTAGACTGATAGCGCTGCGCGCTGAAGGTTCCGCTGTTGTTGAGAACCGTGAAGTAGCGGTTCATACGATAACGCGCCATGAGCGCGTTCATGCCCATCGGGGCTTCCTCAATGTATGGAGGATTGTATAGCTGGGGCTGGTTATCACTTACGGATACCGCAAGACCCACGAGGGTACGAATGTCTGCAAACTCAATAAGTGTTAGCTTGGTTTGGTACCCTGCTGGAATGTTTGGCTTGGACCACACAGACATAGTAAGGCCAACACCAGCATTTAGTGTTGCCTGCTGAACTAGCGTTGCGCCTGCATCGCTATTAGTCCATGTTCCCAGAGAGTTGTTTGAAGCACCACACTCTAGGTTGAAAGATGCAGCCTTCTTCATGGGAGAAGAAGGAATGACTAGGACATTGGAGTCAAAGCCTAGATCAGAAGAGGTACTTTCCAGGAGTGCAGTGGAACTAGCCCCATTGAAGACAACAGCAATAGCAAGAGCGTTGGTGCTGGGGAGATCCTTATCGCCAATACCAAGGGTGGGTGCGGGTACGAAAGTGAAAACAGCGGAGGTTCCGCTATCGCTTGCGTTCCAGGTATGATACCAACCGGTAAGGGTTGAAGTGTCAGGGGCTCGAATACCATCGAGCTTAAACCATGGATTCGGCGTAGCCGTAAACTCGCTGGCCCACCCTGGCTGGTGAGTAACGATCTCATTGTCCGTAAGGAGGAAGACCACAACCAAGTCCCCCACTGCCGGGGTACCACCGAAGGCCACGGTGATTGATGTTGCGGCAGGGGCAGAGCTGGCGGAGGAGAACTTGATTGTGGACATACGCTACCTTACGTGTTGTGGATGCTCGAAGTAGTACGGACCTGGTACAGGGCCGCCTGACGGTAGATGCTCCAACCGGCCACACCGTACCAGCCGATCGGACGTGCACGCATCAGCTTGTCAACCACGGGACCGATCACAACGTGGAACTCCTCGGAGCACGCCTCAGCTAGCGCCTGCTGTCCTGCGAACAGGGTGTAGAAGACACGAGTTGCAGTGGAACCAGTGGTGTCCTGGAAAGCACGCGGAGTCTCCACGAAGAAGGCACCCTCGTACTCACCAATCTCACCGGCCCACACAGAGCCAGGCGCAGAGTAGACGTGCGGTGCACGCCAACCCGCGATAGTTCCGGACTCGGAGCGTAGGTCATAGGAGACCTCGGGGTGGATCGCAGCCCAGTAGAGGCTACCCTTGCGGGGCAGAGCCTTACCAGTACGCAGCTTGGTAACAGCTGCGCGAACGTCACGAGACTGAATGATGTCAGTTCCAGTGATGGAGCCGTTGGCACCACCAGAGAGGACCATAGATCCACCCTGCTCACGGATGACGTTAGTTCCACCGATCAGGACGTTCAGCACCACAGCGTCAATGGAGTCAACCATGTTGAACGCTACGATGTTGGCAATCGCAGGATCGATGTCAGAGAAGCTGAAGAGGTTCAGCAGACGAGTGCGAAGCACGGCGTTACCGTACTCGGCAAGGGTCACAGAAACAGTGGATGGGTTACCGATCGCAACAGCGTCGGGATCCACAGTCTCAGTCAGAGTGCTGGTAGCTGTAGCTAGATCGTTGTACAGACTGAAGACAACGGAAGAACCCGGCTTGTCCTGCTGTGCAGGGCGCTTGTCAGCAATCTCACGGTGGAGAGGCTGGGCACGTAGCTGGAATTCGACCAGTCGGTCATATGCAGTCTGGACAAGCGCAGCCACCGCACTGGTGGATGTATACGCATTAGCCATTTTGGCTTAGTCCTTTTACATAGAAGCTAGGTTAACCCCGTTCTGCTTCAGAAGATCTAGGAGCTGCTGCTCCGCCTTCTGAGGATCAGTGGGGTCATACTTGATCTGGTCCATCTGGGACTTAAAGTCCTGAACAGTTCGAGCGTCGTAGGCTTCCATATCCTGGAAGATCTGGTAACCACGCTGCTCTGTCTCGGACAGAGTAGAACCACGATCACTAGAAGTGCTGTTTCCGGGCTCGCGAGTCCCGAAGACATCCTTGTTCTCGTTGTACCACTTGTCCACGGACTCATCGTCCGTACCTAGGTCAGCTGGGTAGAACTTAGCTACCTTCGCGTCTAGGCCACGACTGGTTAGGGCCTGTGCGATCACAGCACCACGGTTCTGGGTAGTGAACTGAGCAATCATCTCAGCCTGCTCCTTTAGAAGCTTACCCTGTTCCTTGATCTGCTTGCGCATCGCCTTGATGCCCTCAGACTCGTTAGGGTCTTCCCACTCGTTAGTCATTCCTTGCTACTCCCATTTTAAGCCGCGCCACACCGGGGAATGTGACGGATACTTTGTTATATGTGGTCTCAGACTGTCGTACACAACCACGCTGCTGAGTTAAGCGTGTCGGAGTGGACCATCAGGGAATCGAACCCTGTCCCCCTGCTTGCAAGGCAGGGATGCTTCCATTATCACCAAAAGCCCATGTGGCAATGACGTAAT